AAAAAAGAGATTGAAAAACGTCTAAAAATATAATATACTCAATATATGTTGATAGGAATTGTAGGACTTATTGGGTCTGGTAAAGGCACCGTTGCAGATAGGTTAGTTGAAAAACATGGCTATAGAAAAGATAGTTTTGCTAAAAGCTTAAAGGACGCTGTTGCTGCCATGTTCAATTGGGACAGAAACATGCTTGAAGGTGATACAAAATCAAGCAGGCATTGGCGAGAACAGCCAGATGCATTTTGGAGTGAAAGACTTGGAAAGCCTGTTACACCAAGATGGGTGTTACAGCATTTTGGTACAGAAGTAATGCGTGGACAAATGTACGATGGCATATGGTTAGATAGTTGCATGGGTAGATACAAAGGCCAAAATACAGTAATTGCTGATACGCGATTCATTAATGAAATAAAAACTATTAAGGCACACGGTGGTATCATTGTTTGTGTGAAAAATGGCACACTGCCAACACAGAATGAAATGAAACAAAAAGGTGCACATCAATCAGAATGGGATTGGTTAGAATACAATTACGATATTGTTATCAATAACGATGGCACATTAGAAGACTTATACTCAAAAGTGGATAACCTAATCATCGGCGACAAGATCGCCCACACGCCAGCCCAGTTTTCTCACACTGCCTAGCCTCTGACAATTTGCACATACAGTTTTAAGATTAGAATCTTTCACATTACGTAAATTTCCATCAACAAACAACACGTCTAATTGTACTTTGTGTTGTGCTTTGAATCCACACAATTCACACGTTTTGCCTTTTTTATATCCTGACCGTTGTAAACTCGTAATACCACCAATACGTTTTTTGGATTTAATCCTGTTGCATCTATCACACAAACTTCTCCAATATATCTTTGTGCCTTTTTTATAGGCATAGGCTCTAGGCCTAGTCTTACAGCTTTTACACAAAGGTCGGACAGTTTTGTTCATATATGCTATTTACGTTGCCTATATAGGTACCTAAGAACAAGCACAATTTACCATTAAAACACCATTAATCACTAAATACAAAGGTATACGTAAATTTTTGCAAGGAGAATACGAACAATGGCATTAACATCACCAGGAGTAGAGGTAAGTGTAATAAATGAAAGTTTTTACGTACCATCGGATGCGGGTACAACGCCTCTTTTTATAGTAGCATCAGGACAAGATAAAGATAATGGAGCAGGTGACGGCACAGCAGTAGGAACACAAACTGCAAATGCAAACACAGTTTACCTGATTTCATCACAAAGAGAATTAACAGAGACTTTTGGAGATCCAAAATTCTACACAGACGCTTCAGGAAATTCATTGAATGGTTACGAATTAAATGAGTATGGATTACAAGCGGCTTACAGTTTCTTAGGACTTGCTAACAGAGCATATGTTTTAAGAGCAAATGTTAACTTAACAGATTTAGTAGGAAGTGCTAATCCTCCTACAGCACGTCCAGCAGATGGAACATACTGGTTTGACCTTGCATCAAGCGTGTATGGAATATTTGAATGGTCACAAACAGATCAAAAATTTACAGCCAAAACTCCAATTTTAATTACATCAGTGACTGACTTAGTTGGCAGTGCAACAACAGGAGCACCAAAAACTTCAATCGGTTCTCAAGGAGACTATGCAATTAATACCACTCACGTAACAAACAAAATTTACTTTAAAAATGATAGTAATGAGTGGGCAAACTTAGGAACAGCGGCATGGCATAACTCACATCCGGTTGTAACAGTTGCATCAGGCACAACAGTAACAAATGGCCACACAATGGTAATTAACGGAACAACGGTCACTACAGGTGGTACTGCTTTATCAAATGTTGCAACTGCAATTAATACTGCAAACTCACCAGGAGTAACAGCGGCAGTAGATTCAGTAACAGGAAATTTAGAAATATTTCATAATGGTTTAAGAGTAGGTGACTCAACAGCTGGCAACAATACAATTAGATTTGATGAAGGAACAGGTTTACTTGCTTCTTTAGGAATCTCATCAGGTGTCAAAAACGGTGCTCAATTTTTACAAGCAAAACACACAAGTGCACCAACTTGGAAAACAGCAGATGAAAATAGACCAACTGGTTCAGTATGGTTTAAAACAACAAGTGCTAATTCAGGTGCAAATATAGTTGCTAAGTTATACAGCTCAGCAAGTGGCAGTTTTTCAACAATATCAGCGCCATTGTTTGCAACTAATCATTCAGCTATATTCAATCTTGATCCAACAAACGGTGGAACAAGTATTTCAGCTGGTACACTTTATACACAATTTAACGTTACTGAAAACAATGCTACAGTAGACGCGGCAGACACTACAGTGAATCAAGGTGACTTTCAATTATTTAGATACGAAGGTGGCGAAACTATAATCCAATCCAAAACAATTCAACCATCATTTACTGCAAACGAAACATTTACAGTTCAAGAATCTTTGAAAAATACAGAAGCTTTGGATACTGCAAAAACTGTTACTATGATATCAGGTGATGGTTCTACATTGGGTGACAACGAAGACTTTGTTACAGCTTTTGGAAACGCAGGATTTACAAACTTAGAAGCATCTGTAATTACAAGTGGTGAATTAAAAGGAGCGATCCAAATTAAACACAAATTAGGTGGTGAGTTTAGAATGAACGATGTAAGTGGTACACCATTATCAGATGCAGGTTTTAACACATCATCAGCACACGCTTATGGAACATTCACTGCAAATTCAACTACACTGATTGATAATTTATACATTGTGCCTTCAGGAGATTCAGAAGACTCAACAACTGGTAATGAAATAATGGCAAGTAACTTTAAAAGACTAAGTTACACAGCATCAGATAGTGCACCAACACAAGAGCCTACAGATGGCACACTTTGGTTTGATACATCAATTGATGAAGCAGATATAATGGCACACAACGGTACAACGTTTGTTGGTTATAAAACATTATATTCAGCAACAGATCCAAATGGTCCGCAGTTTAGTGCTACAGCACCGAGTACACAATCAGATGGTACTCCGCTTGTAAATAATGACTTATGGATAGACACTAGTGATTTAGAAAATTATCCAAAACTTTATAGATACAATACAGCGGCAACATTAAGTTCTACTAATACTTCAAACCAAGTAGCAGTTACAACAACTGGGGCGGCTTTTGAATTAATTGATAAAGCAGACCAAACAACCGAAGATGGTATTCTTTTTGCAGACGCAAGATTACACACAAGTGCAGAAAAATTTGCACAAGGTAACACGGGTGCAGGAACTTTTAGTACAATAAAAGATCTTTTAACAGATGGATTTTTAGATCCAGATGCACCAAATCCAGCAAACTTCCCGCAAGGAATGTTATTATGGAATACAAGAAGAAGTGGATATAATGTAAAAGAATACAAAAACAATTACATTACAACTACAAAATATCCAAGCTCAGGATCAAGTGGCTTAGGAAATCCTAGAGCAAGTAATGAATCAGTAGCTGGTTATTATCCTGATAGATGGGTAACTAAATCTTCAAACAACGCAGACGGGTCTGGAACATTTGGAAGAAAAGCACAAAGACAAGTTGTTGTACAACAATTGAAGTCAGAAATGGACACAAACCAAGCAATAAGAGAAGATCAAAGAAATTACAATGTAATTGCAACGCCTGGATATCCAGAACTTATTCAGAACATGATCAACTTGAATACAGATAGAAATAACACTGCATTTATAATTGGCGACACTCCATTTAGACTTGAAGGTACTTCAACTGCTATACAAAACTACGCAAACAATACAGCAAGTTCAACTGATAACGATGAAAACGGTTTAGTATCTTCTAGTGAATTGTTAGGTGTATTTTATCCATCAGGCTTAACAACGGACAACACAGGAAAATCAATTGTTGTTCCGCCAAGTCATATGATGATAAGAACGTTTGCTAACAATGACGAATTAGCGTTTCCATGGTTTGCTCCAGCTGGTACAAGACGTGGAGTGGTAGATAATGCTACATCCGTTGGCTTTATAAGAGCAAGTACAGGTGAGTTTGAAACTATTTCAGTAACAGAATCAATAAGAGATACAATGCACACTGTTAAAATAAATCCAATTACTTTCTTTGCAGGAGCAGGGATTGTTAACTTTGGAAACTTAACAAAAACGTCAGCAAGTTCTGCACTAGATAGAATAAATGTTTCTAGATTAACTGTATTTTTAAGAACTCAGTTAGATGCTATTGCAAAACCATTTATCTTTGAGCCAAATGATGAACTAACACGTAATGAGATTAAAGGAGCGGTTGATTCCTTCTTACTTGAACTTGTTGGACAAAGAGCTTTAAATGATTTCTTAGTAGTATGTGATGGTACAAATAACACTTCTACTAGAATTGATAGAAACGAACTTTATGTAGATATAGCGATTGAGCCTGTGAAATCAGTAGAATTTATCTTCATACCGTTAAGAATCAAAAACACAGGAGAAATAGCAAAATTAGGGAACTAATTTTCGATAAATAGGAGAAACAGATGGCAATATCAACATTATCAAAATTTACAGTACCTTTAGCAAACGATCAAAGTTCAGCATCACAAGGTTTATTGATGCCGAAACTACAGTATCGTTTTAGAGCAATCCTGGAAAATTTTGGAGTATCAACACCAAGATCAGAAATAACAAAACAAGTAATTGATATTACAAGACCAAACTTAACATTTGATCAAGTCACACTAGATGTATACAATTCAAAAGTATACATTGCAGGTAAACATACGTGGGAGCCAATAACAATTACTTTAAGAGATGATGTTAACAATTCCGTTACAAAATTAGTTGGAGAACAAATACAGAAACAATTTGATTTCTTTGAACAATCTTCGGCGGCATCTGGAATTGATTACAAATTTACAGCTAGAATTGAAATGCTAGATGGTGGTAATGGAGCAAGTGCACCTACTGTACTTGAAACATTTGAACTATATGGTGCATACGTAGAAAACGTGAATTACAACACATTAGCATACGCAACATCAGATCCTGCAACAATAACGCTGTCAGTGAGATACGACAACGCTGTACAAACACCACAAGGCACAGGACTAGGCACAGCAGTGGCTAGAACAATTGGTACATTAAGTACTGGTGGTGGACAATAATATACATTCGTTGCATTTATAATACAGGGAAAGCGTCTTTATAGGCGCTTTTTTTGTGGCTATAAATAACATTATGCCAAGCATTAACAATTTCTTAAAAGGATTTCAAAATAATCTCCCAGGCCTGAAAGATTACAAACATGCCAGTCGTTTGTTTATTGATGACAATTTCAAATTAGCACCAAAACAAAAATTTTTATTTCATGTTGTGTTTACATTAAATGAAAGTTTAATGGTTAAAGGGTTTAGCCAAAATGAAAGATATCAACTGAACACACTTGTGAAAGCATGTGACTTACCAAGATACGGTTTCAACCTTGAAGAAAAAGTTCAATATAATAAAAAAATGTATGCGGCTACAAGAATACAATACGAACCAGTTAATATTACTTTTCATGACGACAACGCAGATATAGTAAACGCTTTCTGGAAAAAATATTATGAATACAATATAGCTGATTCTCAACTTATAAGTAGTGACGTTGAAATTAAAAGTAAATTATCAAAAGATTCATATTATAGTGCAATTAATAATCCTGGTCCTCAAGGAACAAAATTTGGTTTTGATACACCACGTAGGAGAGGTGAGCCGTATCTACAGGGAATTGAAATATTTGTTTTACGTAAAAAAGAGTTTACTTCAATGACATTACTTAATCCTACAATTGGTTCGTTTGCTCACGATAATGTTGACCATGCAAACGGCACAGGTATAATGGCAAATACTATGCAGATATTTTATGAAACTGTGTTATACAAATCAGGATCTATAGAGTTTGTGAAAGGAAAAGGATTTGCACAAGTAAATTATGATAACGAACCTTCACCATTATCTGTTTTTGGAAGAGGAACAAATAGCATTTTTGGACCTGGTGGAGTTATAGGTGGTATATCATCTGCAATAAAAAACGCACAAGCAGGAAATTTTTTAGGTGCAATAATAAGTGCATCAAACACATACAATAATGCAAAAAAAATTAAAAAAGAAAATGTAAAAAATGAATTACGAGGACTTGCAAAAAAAGGTATTCAAGATATTAGAACAAATCAGCCTGTAAATTTAGGTTTAGTCCAGGCTTTTGCATTAGGTAAAGCAGGAAAGGCTTTAACTAGAGCTACGCCAAAAGGAACAGTAGATAATACTACAGGTAATCTACAGACGCAACTTAACAATATACCACTTGATCCCAAAATATTTCTAACAGCGGACGAAGCGTTTAATCTTGTTAACAGTAATGAAGCAATTCGTGATCAAGTTGCCGCTGGAATTTACTACAAAGATATTGGTTCAAGGAAAGGTTTAACAGTTGCTCAAAGTGATATTGAATACAGTAACTCAGATGACACTGTAAAAACTGTTTACAGATCAAAAGTATTGACTAACATAAGAAAACTGGTCACAGACGGATATATTAGAATACAAAGAACTTCTCAAGA